CATAATATCGATCAAGACCACGCTCATCGTAATAAAGACGAATTTCCACATCTTTGTTCTCCTTGCTCAAACGAGACTTAGCAGTTTTTGCCTTGATAATATTACCTACCACTTCTGTCCCATCCTTTTCTTTCTTCTTGCTGAGATAGATGATAGTGGAAGCAGCATACTTAAGACCAGAACCGCCACCCATTTCCTTTGTGGGGACGTAAGCACCGATAACATCATAGGTGTGATTGGTAACAATCATGGGGATGTTTGCCTGACCCAACTTAAGAGTGAGCATACGGAACGCACCTTTGACAAGTTGAGATTTGGTCATGTCTCTAACTTGCTTCTCGTTGAGAGCGTCTGTAATCTCCTTCTCCGTGGATAGCATTCCAAGAGAGTCTAGCACAAACATGCACGGTTTGCGCTCGTCCTCAGGCGCTTTAAGGTACATGTCAACTGCCTTAAGTGCCTTGCTTCGGAACTCTTCGATAGTTACAACATTAACTACGACAACCCTAGAGAGGTCGATTCCGCGACTTGCGAGTAGAGACTTATTAACAGCGGCTTCAGTGTCAAAATATAGACAATAACCATCGGGATTGCTATCAAGGAAATTTTTAACGACAGCGAGGCTGAAGAAAGTTTTTCCAGTGCTAGACTCCCCAGCAATGGCAGTAATCTTATTCCCAGATACACCACCAAATACACTGCCTGAAACGAGTCCGTTAAAAATGTACGAACCCGTGTCCACATATTGTTCAGTCTCGTCAATATCGGCAGCGAGTTGTGTGTATTCATCACCAATCTCTTTTACAATACTTTTTAAAAAATCCATTAGATCACAAATCCAAACTGTTCACGGGCAATTTTTTTGTAAGGTCCACCAGGGTTCTCCTCACGAATCTCCTTGATGATCTTCAACTTTTGGTAAAGAGAAGTATCTCCACCTAGACGAAGGGCATTTACGATAGTAGCGAGTTCTGCATCAGAAATAGGAAGTTCCATTATCCAAAAAATAGTTCAAGGTTTACAGTCTTCTCAACATTCCATCCGATGGCGTCGAGAATAGTTTTTACGGGTTCAACAAAACTCTTGTCGAATTGTAGGTTGTAATCAATATACTTGTCAAGGTTAAGTTCCTTAGGAAATTCTTGAATGAATGAGATGACGTTCTCTCTCAATGGGTTTGGTTCCTTCAAATAGCAGAACTTAATCTTCTCTCCGTTATTGATGAGTGAATATTTATTAGTCAGTTTTTTATCCTTTACATGATGATTGAATAGAAGAGCACCCCTGACGTGAATGGGTGTTCCCTTTGTGTAGATAGAAGTTCTACACTCATACTTCTTGACATTAGATACAGATCTTGGGAATGAGATTTGTTCAGGAGGGAGTTGCTTGAACTCATTTCTACTCTTATCAATGAATTCAATCACATCCTCTTCAGTGCCAGTCATCATAAGTTTTAGAGCACCCTTAATCATAGTCCGACAAGGTGCAGGGGTTGATGACTTAACCGCCTCAATACCCATGATCTTCAGTTTGGGTTCGGCATAGGCAACACCCTCACTGTTCCATACATTCAAGATATATCGTTTCTTAGCTGTCCAAATCCCACGGTCAGCAATGTTCTCACGCTTCATGAACATCTTCTGATCATAAGCGTTGACATACTCCGCCAACTCCTTGTAACTCTTATCGATAAAGGGTTCAATTTGATCTTGACATGCTTTGTCAAGGAACTCAACTACTTTTCCTTTGTCATCAGTTCCTTCAGCAAAGACACGATCAACAAGCGGACCAAGGTGTAGGTAGATAGAATCAGTATCAGAAGCAATAACATAGTCTTTGTCTTCTGTCTTTAGAATCCTATTTAGATAGGCATTCATTCTGTTCTCAATCCAGCGGATGGAGACTTGTCCAGATAGGGTGATTGCTTCGGCGTTAGCAAGTTTATAGTAACGAAAATATTGATTGCCAATAGCACCATAGGCAGAGTTAAGGGCGATCTTCTTAGCCATCTGAATATTGTTACAGCGTGCAATTTCCTTCTCCAATTCTTTAGTAGGGGTCTTCTCATATGCTTGCTTTGCTTTGAGCATCTTCTTCTTGAAGATCACTCGCTCGCTATACATCTTATCCATGAGTTCTGGCAAGAACCCACGAGTATTCTTACGGTACATGGACCCGTTAGCACACACCGCACTATCTTTGTAATCCTCGAAGTCTATCTCCTCATTAAGGATTCTATCAACTGTTGCCGCTGGATGTCTGGTATCACGAAGCGTCTCTGGCGAGATATTGTACTGCATAATAAGGTGAGGGTACAGACTATTAAGGTCAAAACTGACCACCCAATCATACTTTCCTGGAATCGGTTCCTTGACATAAGCACCTGCGTACTTTTCGTTCTTGTCGGACTTCTCTTTAGGAGGAATAACAATTCCCCTTCCCTTTAAGTAGTTATAAATGATCGTGTCCCACATCCTCACCTGATAGAACACATCTTCATAATTGACCTTGGCATCGTATGCCATAGTCAATGCAAGTTCAATCAGCTTCATCTTGTCTTCCAATCGGTCAACAAGTTCCACGTCAATGATGTTGTATTCTACAAACTTCTGCCAACCGTTTGTATAGAAGTCTTTGAATGTATCAAACTCAGAGTGGTCCAACTTCTGCTGACCCAACTCCACATTTGCAATGTGATCCAGTCGGTAAGACTCCTGGTTAGTGTAGGTAAACTTCTTGTACAGATCCAGATAATCTAACTGAGAGACTCCACCAATGTCATAGGACAGTTGCTTCCTACCTTGGATATAAACCTCTTGCTCGGTTACGAGACCCCACGGAGAGAGTCTCTTCATCAACTTCTCACCCAGGATTCGATCAATACGGCGAACTAGATATGGAATATCATACAGTTTACTATTCCATCCAGTAACAACTTCAGGGGTGTTGTCAATCCACCAACTGATGAAGTCATGAAGAAGATCTTCTTCATTGTTGAACTGCTTGTAATAGTGATTCCCCTGCTTCAGTTTGAATGGACCCTGACCCCAGGTGATAATTTCCTTGGTTGCATAGTCCTGAAGAGTGATAAGGAGAACTTCCTCAGCAGCAGACTCTACGTCTGGGAATCCATTCTCAGAAGCGACCTCAATGTCAATGGTAGATAGCATGATCTTACCAATGTCAAACTTGATCTCTTGCTCAGAATACTTCTCAGAGATGTATTGGTAAATAAACCGCTCATTACCGTAGATTTTAAATCCCTCTACGCCATCATATTTTTTGATGAACTCACGACACTCATGTACGGTCCCAGGTTTGATTGCTTCAACCTGTTCTCCGCTGAGAGTCTTATAGAACGTCTTCTTTTGTGAGGGCACAAAAAGAGTCGGGTTCCACTTCTCGCGGGTAGTGAAGCGTTTACCGTCTTCATAACCCCTGACGAGGAACTGGTTCCCGACCATCTGGACGTTCGTATAGAATCTCACTTAGTCAAACTGCTGTACAGTTCTTTGATTCTACCAGTTGGTTCGGCAATGGTCAAGATCTTATCGGAATGAATCTTGAACTTGCTGTCTGTCGTGATGTCACCCAACCAATTTTGAAGGGTTCCGTCAGGCATAATATTAAATGGTTGTACCAGAATGCAATCTGGTTCACCAAGGTCAGCAGAAGGTGCTTCCTCCAATTTAGCAATTAGAGTTCCACCAGTTTGAAAGATAATGACTTTAGGTTCCATATCAGCAATCCTCACAACTATCAGTTACTACCATAGATTGACTTTGATCCTCAGATTCTTCCTTAAGGATGTCAACCATGTACATTCGATGAAGTTCATTGACTGGATCAACAAAAGTTACAATCCAATCAAGAGGAACTGGGAATCTATATCCCTTACCCAAAGCAATCCAAGGACTCAGTTTGATCTCGAAGGAAGCACCACCTTCCTCACTGACTTCTGGATCACCAGTTTTTACTACACAAGGTTTGTTAAAGAAATATCCTACTACTTTGTCTTCAAGAAGCATCTCTTCAACATCAGTAATAATTTGTTCTCCTGTCTTTACGACAGCTAATTTAATTGCCATGACTAAATGAAGTTTAGTGTAATGTTAGCACGAAAAAGAAAAGCGGGCAAGGGTTGATTCTGACCAACCCCGCCCATGCGGCGACGATATTTGGGTATCCCCGCAGTTATTTATAGGTAGTCTTTGCGAGCATGATGCTCAGGAACCACTTTACCGAGTTGAATACTCAGTAACCCATCCTCAAAAGCAACTGATCTAATTTCCGTATCATCACTGAGCGTCCATGCTCTGGTGAAAGATCGTTGAGCCATTCCTCTATGGACATAGCTTGTTGTATCTTCTTTAGATTCTTTTTGTCCTTCGACAAAAAGTTTTCCGTATTCAGTGTAGACATTTACCTCTTCCTTTTTAAATCCAGCAAGCGCGATTTCTAAACGCGATTCTACATTACTGACCTGGATCAAATTATAAGGAGGATAGTTAGTAGATGATTCATGTACGTTGAATAAACGGTCAAAGTACTCGTCCATTCCAATACTATTACGATTGATTCTATCCAGAAGCTGCGGAATATCTGCAGCACCGTATCTCATGAGGTTACCCATGGTTTTAGCTCCTTTACTAAGCGAGTTTATGTTGTGTGGACCCTTACGGCGTCCACTACTATTTAACCATAAACTGCAAAAAAGAGTAACCGTGATAACCGAATGTGGTTATAGGGTTAACCGTTATTGAACGTGTGGTCAGCAAGCATAGCAAACAGTTGAGACTTCAAATGCCGCAAAAACTCTTGTTCTTCGTATGGTCTAGCAGGTGCTCCTGGCCACTTCTCAATAGAATAGCACGTATGATCATAAAACAGACGAACGTCTTCTATCGATAGGAATAGTTGATATCCGTCTTGTTCCAGATCTTCCATAGAATTACTCGGTCGCTTCTACTTTTTTCTTCGACCCAATATTATACTTCTGTTCCAGGATCCAATCGTTCTTATCTTTATAGGATAAAACCTTGATTTGGTTTAAAGGCGCGATATCCATAATGGATTCGCCATCTACTACGCTAATTAAACCCCAATCAGAGAGGAGTCTCGCAATCCTATTCCGTCTCTGAACATCATTTACAGTAAGGTTTGCATGTTTGCCATCAAGAGCAAACAATTCCTTGAAGTGAGTGATGTAGTACCTGCCTTGCTTGTGGAGAATGTGGCAAGACTGATAAAGTTTCTTTTCTTTGCGTGAAGCAACGCCGATGCGGGTAAGAGTTTCAC